AAGGTCGATCTAGACGCAGCCGTTGCAACCAACTCGCAGCTGTCTGCGAAGATCGAACAACACGAGCTCTTGGCTCTCAATGCCCGAGTAGACGTCGCATTTGACACCTACAAGGAAAAGAAGGGGCTTACTCCTGCGAGCAAGAAAACCCTGCTCACTCTGCTCAAGGCTGATTCTGCGGGCTTTGAGGAGATGTTTCCGAATCTCCCGGCTCCCCAGAGAACTCTGCTCACCACACTCACGAGTGACGGCCGCAGCCAAAGCGGCACGAGCCGCAACGTGCGAGTCCAAGCCGACGCTCCCGTCGACGGTCCAGACGTGACGACGATGTCAGCGCGCGAACTCACGCGCCACCTGATGCGCACGGAAAAACTCTCGCTTGCCGCTGCCCAAAACAAGGCATTGGCGATCATCAACCGCGTTCGTGAAACTCAACGGGCCCGCTAACAGGCTCTTCACACTATTTACACACATAGGAGCCTTCATCATGGGCGTAGCTAATATCCAAGAAGCAAGTCTGCCTTCTGCATACGATCTCTCCGTCTACAACGCCGGAACGACGGACATTCCGGCTCATACCGTGCTTGTCATTGACGCTTCAAACCTCATGGACAACGGAGTCACCGGCAAAAACAACCTTGCCGTTGCGCTTCCCGCTGCCACCGCTGGCCTAAAGGCTTTTGCGGTTTCGCGTGAGATCATCCCAGCGAAGAGAACTGGTCGAGCATGGGGCCCCGGCGCAGTCGCGATCTGCATTGCCGATCAAGCGGTCACCGCCGGCACTTACGTCGGAACCTCCGGCAGCGTCGCGGGTGCAGTTGTGACCTACACGAACGCAAGCCCCTACCTCGGGCTCGCCCTTACCACGGCCGCGGACACGGAAGAATTTCCTGTGCTGCTTTGCCCCGGAACAACCGCGTAACAGCGGGGAAAGAACCAAAGGAAAACGCACATGTTTATCCAAGTCCAAGACATCAAGACGGTTGACGGCATCAGCCAAGGAGCGGGCGCATTTCAGACGCTCGATATGGATTCCGGGCATCTATTCGATGCGCACGGCAACTCGATCGCTAAGGTCGAGTGGCGCGACGATGACACCACATCGTTGCTCGCTGACTATGCGCGCGATTACGACCTCGAGCTTTCGGCGAATTCAATCGGGCAGGTAAATCCTCGTCTTGCCGCACAGTTCCTGTCAGCTCGAAGCGGCGGCGCCGACTCTCCTCTCTTGCTCGACCTCGGGCCGTCCGACGTTCATGTGGCATCCAGCATGCCGAACTACGCGGCCGGCTACACGAACTTCACCCCTATGGCGGACATGATTTCGCCTCCGCTCATTACGGACAAAGACACCAACGTTTACTGGACGTTCGACCGTAACGACGCGTTCCAGCGTGCTCAGCCAATCAACTCGGCAGCGGGCGGCGGCGTCTACGAAATCTCTCCCAGGCTCGGGAATGCTACCTACAAGTGCGTTTCTCGTGCGCTCGCTGGTTTCGTCCAGACCGAGACCGAGGCGAATGCTGATGCGCCTCTGAAGATTCGCCAGGCCACAACGCGCCGCATTGTTGACGCGCTCAAAGTCGAACGAGAAATCAGGGTCGCGGCAGTTGTGCGCACTTCCGGTAGCTGGAACTCGGGTCAAGCGATCACGCTTGCGTCCGGTTTCCAATGGAACGGCGGCTCAAGCTCCGACCCAATCAAGGACATCCACGGCCTGCAAGACCTGTCGAGTGGCGACGTCACAGGCATCGGCCTAGCCGGAAAGACGTATCGTGGGTTCACGCGCAACAACGCTGTCCGTAGCTATTATGTGTACAACGGCAGCCAAGACGGAATCCCGTCCGCTGACGCAATTCGGGCAACGCTTCGCCTGCCCCCGTTCTTCATCTGTGAGATGCGGTACATCACCAGCACGGGCACTCTCGACTTCGTTTGGGGCAATGACGTTGTCTTGTTCCGCAATCCGCCCGAGATGCCTCCGACGTCGCAGCAAGACGTCGCGACCTCGTATACGTTCCGATGGCAGAATCCGAACGTCCCAGACGGCTCGGCCTCTGGGGGGTTCGTTGTGCGCCAGTTCTTCCTACAGGATCGTGGCCCCGCAGGCGGCAATAAGATCGTCGTCGCGCACTGGGACGCAGAGGTGCTGACGTCCAAGTACATCGGCGGGCTGCTAATCAACGCCTACCAGTAATACGAATGCGGCCGGGCTGTCTCGGCTCGGCCGCTTCGCAAATTCCGAAAGCACAAACGAGGGAAAATGTCTAATCCTAACCAGGCCCAACAGAGCAACCAGACTCAGAATCAACCTAACCAACCAGCTCAGCCAAAAAAGGTCGAGATGGTCAAATGTAAGGTTGTCTCTGGAGTCTTCCTATTGTCGCGCGGTGACGAAGAAAGCGACTCTGACGTGTTCGCTAAGGTTGGCGATGTCGTCGAGGTTACTCGAAAGTACTACGAGAAGCACGTCGTGAATCGTTGCTTTGACAGCTATCAGAGCGCAAGCGGCGGCATTGATCCGCTACCCCACTCGCACAACGACGCGACACTCGAAGAGATCAAAGACACGACCAGCAAGGTCGCCTAAACTTCAATGCTAGTCCCGCTGGTCGATGCAGATACGCTGAAAAATGCGATATCGCCCGAGGTGTACATGGCCGTCTTTGACGACCTGAACACCGGAGACGCTGGAGAAGTCGACCAGTCGGGACAAGTTAAAGAGGTCATCGACGACGCAAACGTGCTCGTTGTGTCCGCTCTTCCGGCAATTTATGAAAAGATTCCGGATGGCACTGACGCTTCTATCCCGGTTTTGCTCAAGACCTGCATTCGTCTTTATCTGCGTTACTTCACGTGGATCCGTCGTCCGGAATACACGCGCGTAACAGGTCGCGACGAAAGCAAGCTACTCGAGCTCGCTGATTCGCTCATGGCCAAAATCCAGGCTGGAATATTGCGAATCGCCCCGAAGGACTCGCCGCCGGAGCCCAAGCCGCGCAACGTCGGCGGCCTCATGATGTCGATGTCTCAACGGGTCATGCTTCCAAACACTGACGGGTCTCGGAACTCCGGAGACTTCTAATGGCGACCGACAAGTTTGGCGCTTTGGCGCTAGACCCGGTGCCAACGACTACCCGCTCGGCAAACGTCGGGACGCTCATCGGATCCCTTCAGGGGCCGCCTGGTGACCCGCTCCTCTACTACGTTGGCGAGTACCTAAAGACCGTCATCAATGCGCAGTGCGGCGCGGCTTATCTAGCGCTCGACCCGCTGAAAAAGGTTCCAGTTCTCGAACTCGACTACGTAGATCCCGAAGACCACTCGTTCAACGCTCGCGACCTTCCGGCGCTCTATCTCTACCGAGACACGTTCCCAGCTGAGCGCGTCGCCGATGACCGGTACATCCAAAAGTCGCGAATAGCGGCCCATTGGGTGCCGTTCCCTATCAATCTTCAGCGCCGCCAAGAACGCGCGCCGTTCGTCAATGCTCTAGCGGCAGTTATCAATCGAGCCATCATCCGAGGTCGTCACCCGTCCTGGATTGTGCCAGGCGATACGGACCCGGATGCGGCGTACTTTGGTTCATCACTCATTGGTTGGACCGGCGCTCATAAGCCTTTCACATTCATCGAGAGCAAGCGCACCACAATCGAAATCAAAGGCCACGAGGGCGAATACACGGGGCTCAAGGTGGTTCTTCAGGCCGAGGAACTTCTCGTCGAAGACCTCGACCTCAGATACTTCCATGCCAATGCACCCACCGGCACAACCGGAATGGCTACCGGTATCCGCCAAGAGCAATCCGGCGGCGACGGCACGAGCGCTTACGTGGTCGAGATGGGTGACGTCAGATTGGTGACACCATGAAACCCGACGGCATGAAAATCGGCCAGCCCGGCATTCATCGTGGGCGAATATTCAAGCGCCTGCACATCGGCTACTCGCCGACGTTCGGTCAGCGATTCTTCGTGGCCCTGTCGCCACTGCTCAACGAGGTCAAGTTCTCGGTCCAGCTTCAGCCCAGAGTCGCCATCTGCGCTCCGGTGACACTACCGACGCACATCAAGACCGAGGGCGGCGCTGCGGCAATGGTAGCGGCCTACAATGCATCTCACGGCTGAATTTGACCTCGGACAGTTCCGTCAGGTACGGACTCGAGTCGTCAACGCGAGTGAGCGCGTGGTTCAGCAGGCCGTCGAAAAGACCACGCGAGACGCGCTACGGAAGGCCAAAGAAGGCCGATTCAAGGATCGCACCGGCGACCTGCGCAAAGAGATTTATCCCGTCACCGAAGGCTGGAACGGCGGGACGTACTGGGGCCTGGTGATTTCCCCGACCAAGTACGCTCGATTCGTCGAATACCCGACTAAGCCCCACGAGATTTGGCCGAAGGCGGCGCATGGGTCAACGCATCCTCTTCACGATGGGCAGACCAGGCGAGCCACGGGCAAAGGTCCGCACGAATACATCGTCGGCCGTGGTTATGCGCTTCGATGGGTAAACGGAACCGGAGAGCACTTCGCGCGCATGGTCAACCACCCTGGCACCGAGGGGCAGAAATACATGTACGCCGCTTCGATAGTGGCCAGCACGACGCTCCGAATGGCGATCCGCGACGGGTTCGCGACGCTGACGACAGTCCACTGATTCTCACAATTTACACTCTGGAGTCGAACCAATGAAGGTCGCAAAGCTCAAGGTGTACGCTAATCCGTACACTCTCATCCATCGTCTTCAGGGCGATGTTGACGGCGTCACGTGGGCAGGATTGCTGCCGCTTGAGCCAAACGGGCCATCGGAGCACGGGCAAACGACACGCTACGTCGGCGCGACCGTGGGAGATGCAACTCTTCTGAAGCCCGAAGAGACGCTGACCGTCAAAGGCAAGACGGCCGTTACTGCCTACGCGCAACACGACGTCTCGTACAAGTACAGCGTCGAGCCTGTAGAGGTTCCGAATACTCCGTACTACCAGCAAGCCGTCTTTGCAAATGACCTAACGGGTCACAGTGCTCTAGTCGCTGCCGACGAGCCTACGGCCCGAGCATGCGGTATCAATAGCACTCAATTCGTAGCTCCCCTCGAGATTCTCGAGCAGCTTCGACTCGAAGCAATCAAGCGATTCGCCGCAACGAATACCGACATCACCGAGCAGGAATTGCTCGAGTTGCTCCCGTCCGTGTTCGCGGTTCCTGCGAAGGCAAAAACTCAGCCTGTGAAGGCTCCCACCGGAGGTAACGTGTAATGGGCGTCCCCGCACCCGTAGGATTTGTGGTCGGCGACTTCGTCCCCGGCATGTACACTCAGGTTCAGTTCGGCGTAGGCTTGCAATCGTCTGGCCTCATCGAACAGACCGCGCTGTTGCTTGGAAACAAGGGCTCTGACGGCTCGGCAACTGCCGACGCTGACATCGTCGCTATTGGCAGCCAAGACGACAGCGACTCGCTCATTGGTCTGACGTGCGAGCTAGCGCAGATGAACGCGGCCGCGCTGTCAGTGACCAGCGTGTCACTCTACAACGCTCCCGTCGCAACCGCGTCGGGCGCCGGGGCAACATTCACGGTAACCGTCAGTGGCTCATGGACAACGGCCGGCACCATCTACGTTCGAGTGAACGGCAAGTGGTACCCGATCAACTTCGCAGTCACGGACACAACGGCCTCTCTGGCTGGTGATGCGGTAGCGGCCGGCGTCAATGGCGATCCGCGCGCTCCGTTCACGCTCGTCAACTCAAGCGGCACCGTGACCGGGACTTGCGACACGCTCGGTGCTCGCGGTAACGAATATCTGATCGGTTGGGACACGACACTGAAGCCCACGGGCATGGTCGTCACCTTTGCCGGCGGCACGCTGCTACACGGAACATCGACAAGCGCCAAAGGCCTGATGCCTTGTGTGAGTGGCTCCGGAGCGGATTCGCTCGCAAACGTCATCACACTGATGAAAAATCGCACATGGGATTTCATCGGATGTGCCGAGCACGATTCGACGAATGCCGGGCTTTTGAAGGCCCACTTGGCGGCGGAATGCGTCTCGACGATTGGTCACCGTGAGCACGCCATCTATGCGTTCAACCAGGCTCGCGCGACGACGAACACATTCGCGTCGACGACCCTGAACGACCCGCGCCAGTCGGTTGTCAGCATGCTCAATGCCGAGACCTACCCGGCGGCAATTGCTGCGGCGTTCGCGGCGGCCCGCTCGGTGCGCAATCCTGACAACCCCAACCTGAATTGGGACAACTATCCCTATGATGGGAACGGCGTTCTCATCTTCGAGGTTCTTCCGATCCTCGGTGCACAGTGGGATTCGGACAAGCCAACGCATCAAACCAACAAGGTTGACCTTGCCAGCGGGACTACTCCGCTCATGACCAACCCCGACGGAACGGTCCGCGTGGTTTCTGCCGTGCAATCGCACTGCCGCAACGGTTCCGCGAACGACTTCCGGACCCTGTACTGGGGCGAGGATACATGCCCGGACCGGTACGCTGCCGATATGGAGTCTGTCTACGGTGGAATGAAGGCCGACAATCCATACGACGGCCCCGATAATCCACCAGATCAATTCCCGCCTGACGCTCGCGTGATGACGCCGAGCATGTGGAATGCCGAGCTGATTTCGATGCTCCGAACGCACGAGGCGAACAACTGGGCCGAGCAGGTTTCGGCACATCTCCCGGTATCAGAATGGAACTACACGCGCAAGTGCGTGCTCTCCGTGGCTCCATACATCGTGCGAACCCAAAACCATCAGGTCGGGCTAATCGTCCGCCAGACCGTAGCCGCCTAAGCGCGTTGAGGAAAATCACATGGCTGAAATTATTCGAAACGCGAGCACGTGGGTCGGCGGGGTCAAGGTATCCGAGGCCCAAACAGCAGAGCTCGATCTCAACGCAAACGCTCAGGTGGCCATCGGCGACGGTGGCCCCATCGGGGCAACGCAAGCGCCTTTTACGGGTCAAATCACCATCAAAAAGTGGGAAGTTGTCGGCGGAACTCCGGCGGCAACGAAGCTTCAGACGGCGTTCCGGACTCGGAAGTATGTGACCGTGAACTACGGCGCTGCTGACGGTACGCTCTGGAAGTGCCCATGTATCGTCAACCAGTACAAGTCCTCTTCCGACACGTCGAAGGGCACTTGCGAGGGCGATTACACGCTCTTGCTCGCAGGTGAAGCGGTACCGATCTAACGACTCCCCGGGGCGCGCGGGAAGTCATCCCTCTCACCCGCGCGCTCGTTTATCCTTGGCTCCGCGAACGAGCCTCGCTCACCCTAATCGTTCGTAGCCCTTGCGAGTGGCTGGCTTGCGCCAAACTCGCTACCACGAACCAGGACGGTCTCCGAACGTCCTGCTGGCCCTCACAAGTCACGCAGGCATCGACCATGTCCAGGTTTTCAGACATCCTCAAAGGCACGCGCGCAATCAAACGCGTCGTGTGCCCTGTCGTAAATGTGACCGCCAATGCCACGGCGGGAGCGTCCGAAGTTCCGTCCGCATTTGAGTGCGGCGTCCGTGTGCTTTCGGTCGAAGAGCAAGAGGTTGTCTACGAAAAGGCATTGGCGCGCACGAAGCGCCTCGGCGGCGAAGAGCGGGAAGATTCCGCGCTCTACAATCTGTCATTGCAGATTTACACAATCGCTGCCGCATACGTTGACCCGGATTCCGATCCGGCATCGGCGAAGCTGTATTTTGGCGACACCATAGACGCGGCCGCCGAGTGCATTTCGAAGTCGGAATTGCTCTCGCGGGACACGCTTGCTTATCTTGCGGAAGTGCAGGAAAACTGGCAAGAGCAGTGCAATCCGCAAACTGACATCGGCAAGTCTGAGATGATTGAGTTCATCCAAAAGACCGCCAAGGATGCTACCTACCCTTTATTCTTCAGGCCGGGCGTGCGTGCGATTTGTATGCATACTATGGCCAACCTGCTTGTGAGCTCACAGAGCCTCAGCTTCTCCGGTTCGTCTTCCTCGAGCGCAGAGCCCGAGAAGAGTCAGAGCGAGCCTCCGAAGCCGAAAAACCCAAAGCGCCGCACCTTCGCGCGGTCGGGTAAGCGGTAGCGGTGTCATCCTTCGAGCAACAGGCGGCTGCCTACCGGACGCAGCGGGCAAAGCTCGCGCCAGCCACGATTATCCTACATCCGACGGACTTTTCGTCCGATTGGGGT